GGCATCAGTCAAGTAGGCATTCCTCAAGTTGGCATCAGTCAAGTCGGCACCAGTCAAGTAGGCATTCCTCAAGTCGGCATCAGTCAAGTCGTAACCCCTCAAGTTGGCATCAGTCAAGTTGGAACCCCTCAGGTTGGCACGGAAGCCACTTCTGTCTTTAATCCAATTTGCATGATCATTAATTACTGTCTTTTCGGATTCAGTTAGTTCTCTCATTTCGCCGTGTCTCCTTGTTGTGGTTTATCTCTTCTTGCCTATTACATTATAATATATTATATGATAAAATCAAGCATTTTATGCATTATTTGCATTATACCTGTAAGTCGTTTATAAACAAAAAAAAGCGAGACAGTGTATATCTCGCTTTTCGTGTATATTGTACTTTACAGGCCCTATTTTATGCCGAGTTTCTTCGTCCATTTCATCGGAAGTGCGCCTATTAGCGCCACGATTGCCTCGACAGATTCCTTGCCGATCTCGCCCCATTCGTCCTGAGTGATCGTTTTTCCACCTTTGCTTTTTGGATCGATGGCGTGTTTGTACTTTTCATGAACTTCAGCGATCTCTCTGAGCGCCGTCTTCGCTTTTTTCATATCATAGACGCCCTTGCCAATGAATGCGCCTGCAATACTCATTGCAACAGAGACAAGACCCCATACGACGCCCCCGCCGATCTTGTCCTTGATAAAATCAATCGGGCCTGCGAATGCCGCCGTCGCAATAATCATCATGACGACGATAGCGCAAAATGCCAAAATAATTCGTTTCACTGCATCCTCCGATGAATAATATTGTGCTAGTGGTGACTCTGACGGCGTGGATCAGCCACGTCTGCCAGTTGTTGAGATATATAGAAATTAGATCGAAATAATTTATATGCTCATAACCTTGAATCGCGATCCCACTTCGCGAGTACGAGTATCCTACCTCGAACGACTCCCACAGGATAAGCCAGAGGCCGAAGAGCAGCATGAGCCGAGGCCGTGTCCTGATCAGTGTATATGCGAGAACAATTGCGAGTATCACGACTGATCCATTTATCGCGTGATATTTGTCGAATGCGACATGGCCCCTCGCACCAGCGATCCCGAGGTTCATCGGATCGTTGATCATGCTCATGACAATTCCTTGCTCGATGCCGCGAAGCAGCCCGAAGACAAGCGTCACAATCAAGAGATACCAGTTCGCGAGATATTGTTTTTTCATTAGTATTCCTCTCTGATTGTCAGTGACAGCTTTTCGAACGGTCTCAGTATCGATACGAAGTCCGTGAACGCATCACATGAGCCGAGAACAGCCCTGTCGCCGCGTAGCTCACCTATGGACGTTCCAAGCAGCACACAGCCAGCAGTATCGTCGTCTGTATTGCCGGCATGAAACAGTATGAGCGATCTGTTCGGCACATCCATGATCTGAAACGTGTCGTGGTATTTGCCGCTTGAATATCTCAGACACTCATACTGCTGTGCTGGGATCGATGACACGTTCGATGCGTTCAGTTCGTCATTCTCTTCGAGTGTCCAGCATACCACTTGTTTGTTGATTCTCAAAATACCGAACGTCCCGTTGTCATAGTCTTCTTCGACCCTGATGATTTCAAGTACCGGTCTCAGTATCATTGCGTGTCCTCTCCACCTTTATTGCATATTTCTTACTACTACCCACGTAATTGGAAGTATCACAATTGTAATAATTGATACGGCTCCTAAGGTAAATGAACGCCATCGCTCGAGACTACTAACGCGAGTGTATAACTCTGAAAGTTTTTTGATGTCGTCCCTCAACCCCTTCATCATTAGATACAGTTCGCGGTTAGTATACTCTTCCGGCAAGCTTTCTTTGTCTGACATTCCACCCACCCCTCCACATTAAGGTCCCGATTTCTCGAATATTTTCACATTTTGCGTAAGTCCCGGCTCTGCTGTGTATGTCGTGCCTGACGTGCCGCCGTGAGCGAGCCATGTGACCCACGCCCACGTATCATCGATATCAGCGTTCAATGAATCAGCGCTGACGAATACCGGGTCGATGTCTCTGAGTGAATCGCCTGCCGCGTCCGCAATCAGCGTGTCACCTGCGGTTGTGATGAACATGGTTAAATATTTCGTATACGATGGATTTCCCGTGCCGGTTGTGTCGATTACAACCTTGACTGTTGTTGAACTTGAAGACGAGAGTGTCGGCGCGATGGTCGGCACCGCATACGTGTACGAGGCAAGCGTTGAACTGATATCGCCATCATGCGTACCGCCGACCGTTTCAATCTTCCACGAATACAAGGTATTCGGCGTCAGGCCACCAATCCCCAGAGATGTCGCTCCCTGCGCTGTTGTATCGATTCCGGCGACAATCAACCCTGTGACAGCATCGACAACGCGGAAGCCGATATTGGTCGCAAGATTGTGCGTCCAACTCACATCTATCGAATCGGAAGCAACAGGTGTCATTGCAAAACTCGACGCGGCTACTTCAGTCGAATCATACAGAATCGTTACCGATATTGATGACAACAGGACAGCAATCAATTCCGAGTCCGTTGGTGCTGATGCAGCGCTGTCCTGGTCACTTATCATCATGACATTTAGCGTGTCGCTCGCCGCTCTTGCCGCATTGAGAGCAGCCAAGCCATTCGCATTTATAACAATGTTCTGCGTACCGGTGCCGACGCCCGATGTCGATAATGGAGTGGTCATGGCCGCGCCTGTATAAGCCGCGTCACCCGCTGCCCAGCCGTGCCATTTGTAGTATGCGTTGATCTTCGCGTCCGACCTGTCCCACGTACCCTCACGAGTCAATATATTGAAATCGGTTGTCGTGTTATCGGCTGTTATGTCAATGGTAAAATACCCGCTTTTTATCGCGTTGACGCTTGGTATTTTGAACTCGTTCGCAAGCCTGCCGATATAAAACCCTGTATTATGTCCTAAACTTCCTGAGCCTGATTGATTGGCATTTAAACTATCCGCTACCGTCTCCGATCTGGCCGCAAGATAATTATTAATCAGATCGGGGTTTGTTGACCATGACGATATTGTTGTAATAGGAAACGTCACCTCCGGGTCCCATGCCGTGAATCCAACTATTTCATAATCGCTAAATGGCGCAATGCCCCCTATCGCGGCAGCTTGCACCTCAATATATGCGACATCAGCTGCATCAATATATTTGTCGATATGAAGCGTGTCCCCCCACTCGACAAGCGTTTGCCAGGCAACCGCGCCTGTATCCCCTGCGGCTGTCCAGAACGCACGTGTGCCATCGTCAAGTTCGATCCTAACTGCATAATCAATATTGGCGGTGTTACTGTTCACGCCAAGAACGACCCTGACGCTATCAGCGAACACATGAGGAATTGATATTGTCGGGGCGTTCGGTTTTGTCGTTCCGGTAGCGACATTTGAATAAGCAGCGTATCCGACAGAATCTACTTTCACATGCAAATTATATAAAGTCCCCGCATCAAGACCACCAACAAAACCCGATACTTGCGATGTGGTGAGTGTTGCAATAAGGGTACTGTCACTATCTTTTATCACCACGGAGGTGACATCTGTCGAGTACGTCCGCGTGAACGAAAACGCCAAACTCTCAGAGCCAGCGATTCCAGTATTGTCAAGTGCGAAATCATTAGGAGGAAAAGGACTAAGCAGAGTATAAGTCACCTGTAAGGATGTATTACCGGCCACAGTTAAATATTCCTTGCCTGAGTTCGCCGTTGCAGTTATATCGCGACTTGACAAGGCAACATATTTAGTGCTATCGGTCAGTGATATTGCAGACAACCCAGCAGCATTGAGGTTAAACTTCACACTATCATTAACAGCCCATGTTGATGATGCCGTTGGTGTTACGAGGTCAGTGATAAAGCTCGTGTAGTCACCACTTGATTGCCACATAGTGAAATCATTAAACCAGCTCGAAGCATTTGGGGCGTTCATTGTACCATTCAAAACATGTAAATTAAATACAGTATCATCATCGTCTGTTATGCAATTCCCCAAATATAATAAGGCAGCGGTAACCATTGCGTTGTCAGGTAGACCGCTTGTATCAAGCATATAGAACACTCTGCCGTTCATAAAGGGGGGACCTGCACCCCATTGCCCGATGATACCGGATACCGGATGACCAGTCGTTGCATTTCTCCCCGTTAAATAAGTGGACGCATCATAACCGTACCAAGAAGCCACATAAGGGAAGCCTATCATTGTCGTTGGATCAATAATGATCGGATATGATTCAGGCTCAAAATTATAAACCAGCGTGTCACCTTCGATGCTTACCACAATATCAAAGATAGAACCGTCCGCATCCTTACCCCACGGCGCACTCACTTTACATTCATCGCCATCGTATATAATAGCCCCGTTTTCAATCCGGTATCCGGTGTTGGCCTCAATTAACCACCGCAGTTCTTTTACCGTCGTATCGGCTGTTTTAATCGTCTGCTTGACTCCGTTGGTTTTATACTCTGTTTCGACCGAAACCGCATCGGTATCAAACAACGCTTCGTACTTCGCATATGTGCTATCGCTCCAATAAAACGTATAATCATGATCCTTACCATCAAACCATGTGGCACGGTAATTGCCAGCGTCAACAAACTTTTCATGTTTCCGGTCTCCGCGTGTCATTGCAGTATCGGCAACATCATAAACGGTGAGGTCGATTTTTTTGAAAAGTCCATCATTGTCTTTGTAGTGCATGTAATTATTACTGATAATCGTTGTCAGTGTGGTGTCATCAACCACCAAAGTATAGCTGTTTTTGCTCCTTAGAGACTTAACTTCATAGCCTTTACTTTTGCCACGGCGCTCATGCCGTCCCGCGCTTTGCGTTCTACCGGCCTTAACCATTTCAACGGTAGTATCATCTAATATCGATAAGTTCTCACCCGGATTCATGACCACAACGGCAGTAACAATCCCGGTCAACATGGCAGCCGCAAACAACTTTTTAATGCCTGTATTTTTCATATCACGATCCCCTGTATGTGCCACAAAACGAGTAACATCAGAACAAGTCCTATATCAACGAGAATAACCGTCCAGAGCGGTATATGTTTACCCACGTTCTCTATCCTCCCACAGCTCACCTTGCAATATATAATTACCGACCGCGAGGTCAGCAGGCGGAGTGTACTTCACTCTGTTTATGCCGTCACAGTACTCAGATAGGATGCCTGCGACTGTCAGGATCACCCAGACGCCCGTTGATGTCTCGTACTGCCAGTCAGCGATGCTTTCATATCCAGCCCGCTTTGTTTCGCTGCCTGCGCCGTCTTCTTCTCTGTAATATCTGATTTCAGGAAATCCCCTGACACCTACTCGCAGACTTTCAAGCGCAGATATGAATACAGGCTTTTTCAGCTTGCCCCATGTCTTTTCGTCCTCGGCAGTCCATGCCAATTTTGCAGGCCTGTTATTGACGCCAAATGGCCCGATGACTTTCGGCGACGTTGCGTCGTCGGCGACGTCTTTCGCTGTGATTCTGATGTATATGACTGTGTCATGTTCAGAGTATCCACAGCTCTCATAAGAGTCAAAAGAATAGTCATGGCTGATCCCTGTTTCGTCAGTCGATAGTCCGGTCGATCCTGATCCGCCTGATCCCTCTGTCGCTGCTGCCCATGTGCCGAGTTCTGTCGTCGGGTCATAGTCCTCAGAGTATTCGACGCTGATCGAGCTGACGTCATCCGCTTCGTTCTGTAAGAGATACGTGAATATGATATCGCCATAATATAGATTCTCGACAGTTGAGTTCGCGAGCAGGTTCAGCGCGTTCGTTTTCCATGTCGGCGTTCCTGTGATGCGCGTATTGCCGCCCGTCAGTTCTCTCTCGTAATTGTCTGATGTCGTGCCCGGGTCGAGTGCGAGAAGCGCGTTCATGACAGCCGAGTCTGCTGAGAACGCTGTCTCGACGTCTGCTTCGCTCTTCGCTTTCGCCTTGAACGTGTATTCAGTCATGGTCGTCAAGCTGCCGACTTCGACACCCGTCAGATCCCACGCCGCTGCTGTCTGCCATACTTCGCCGCCGCCGCCTTCACCGGTTGCTCCTGCCGCTGTGCCTGTAGCATCAATATATTGATCGGCGGTGATGAAAAATAGCGCATACGTCACGATACTCGCGTTCGAGTTCTCTGCGACAGAGAATGTGATCGACGTCAGAGCATTTGACACGAACGTCGGTACCCCCGGCACATTCGCGACAAGCGTGATCGATGCAGACGGGCTTCCGCCGCCTATATGTCCAGATTGCTTCGTCATTTTTTACCTCTCGACTTTCGCTTCGATTGCGCGGAATGTCATGTCGCCCGATCCTGTTTCGTGTCTGATGCTATATATGGCCCATTTTTTTCTGTATGCTGTAGGCGTGCCAAACTTCTCATTGATGCGTGACCATCTGACATTTATGATATCGCCGAACTCGCGGTCGATGGCGTTCTCTTTCGTCGTGAGCTGTACGAGAAAGCGTCTCGGTGCGTATGCTTCGACAAGATGCTGAGTGAGCTTAACCGCTGTTGCTCGATCCGTAATATGATCAGCTCTGAATACGAGATCGTTCGTGATCGATTCTGTGTCATTGTAGCTCTTTGCCGTGATCGCTTTCAGCCCGTCAATATCTTGATCGCGTTCCATGTAGGCTTCATCTGCGGTCACGAGATTCGTTTCGACTGCTGCCGCAACGCCTGATCCGTTGTTGATTGTTATGACATCCCTGAATCCGCCTGTTGCGTTGTTCTTGTTATAGTGTATTTTGAATGAGTTATAAACGTCTCTGATCGGCACTTGATCGAGTGAGATTGAGTTCCGTAGTATCGGATTCGTTGTAACCTGTCCATCAGACTCTTTCCCGCTACCTTGAAATATATCGAGATCGTCAGGGATGTCAGTGCCTGATACGGCAAAGCCAACCGTTTCATCCCATACCTGCATCGTCAGCCGGTCGTATTCATCACGAAATATGCTGCTTTTGCACTGTTGTCCTATTTTGTCAAGCAGTCTAAGTCCTCGCGATTCATCTAATATCTGGAATGCCAGCTTGTAGGCAGCAAGAGTGACCGCTGCCGCGTCCAAATCGACGAGGTCGAGGTTTGCATCGACAAGGCCCATTTCGTCCCTTGCAAGCGATTCGATGACGTGAGACGGATTCTCGATTAGTGTATCAGCGACGCCGGTGATCGTTCCATCGTCAGCGCGGCCTTGACCTCTCATGTAATAAGTGTTCTGCGTATCTAACGAATATCCACGCGAGGCGCACACATTTCGATAATTTACCGGATCACTTGCGCTGTCATCCAGAGATATTGTTACTGTTATTTTTACTGCGTCTATAGTTGGTATGTCCTCGGTTGCGTAGATATCAAGCTGCGGAAGAAACAGGACTGATTGACCGTCAGCGTTGATATAATAATCAGCTTCACCCTCAGCCTCGTTCTTGTCGTTCCAATACAGAATTTGAACCCTAAGCGCATCAGTAACGTAGCTATCTGATTCGGTTTCTATTGTGATATATACAAGAGTTTTTACGTCAGTGACGCCCCACGATTGGTCAAAATTATATTCTATTAAGTTAAGCGTAAAAGGAGATATTGGGACGTTTAGTGTTGACCAGTCCAAAGCATCGCCGTTTATTGCATAATCTGGGTTCGTGATGTTGCCGAACTCTGTGTATGATATCGCTGTTTTTATTTTAATTGGTTGTAGCGCCGCGATCAGTGTTTCGTCGTCTGATATGCTCGCAGTGGCACGATAGGGCCAATTGTAGGCATCACCAACGTCAATGTCATATTTGCCAGTGCCAGCCAAAGACACATCTCCGGTTATCGGAGTAAAGTTTCCAGAATTAACCTCCCACACTGCAGGATAAAAGTCAATGCTTTTCATGGCATGATAAGCGACAACAACTTCCCTGCTTGCCCCATTGTCTCTTGTCACATACCCTTTCATGAGCGCGCCGCCGCCATATCTATTATTGATGTCGGTTTCGTTTAGCATTGACCCGAAGTTCGGTGATAGGCTGACAGCCGACTGGAAGTCACCATAAACTATCGGCAACCGTGCGCCTTTGTGTTCTTCCGGTAAATATGGATAATCTTCTACAGTTAGTACCGTCTGCGGTAGCACGATGTCGAGATCGCGTTCGTCTTTCCTGATCGATATGTCAAGCGTGGCGTTCGTGAGCCGATGACTCTGAATGCGGCCTCTGAATATTTCAAGCATGTCAGTGTATTCGTCTGGTCGTGTCCCATAATAGCGATATACTTTTACTTCTTTATTGTCGAGCTTCTCTGTGTCATATCTGAGCCTGAGCGTCGTGTCTGGCGCTGTGAAGATCACGAACTCGTTGCCTGTAGGTGCTGTCGATGTGACATCGTTTTTCGACAGGAGCATGATCCTGATCACGCCGCCCTGCGCTGCCTCGATTGCTGTTCTGCCAGCCCTGTTGATCCTGATATAGACATACTGATCATCGTCAGCGAGCGTCGAGTCATATTCAAAGAACTCGCTCGTCGAGAACGTCTCGTTGAGCTGCGCAAAGCCCACGTTGCCCGTGTAATCGCCCGATGTGTCCCACCCTGTAAAATCATTGAACAATCCCGTTGTGAGGCTTGTCCAGTCTCCGAGGACAACGACGATCTCGAAGTCAGTCAGAGAGTATTTTCGCAGTCCGGGAAGATAGAGAGTCGCTTCCTCGCATGTCGTGAGCGCGGGGATCTTAAATTGTAAATATCCGCGAACGACCGTGCGAGTCATTGTCGCTGCGTTGTATTGCTGCCCGACTGTCATCGTCGCATCAGTGAGAGCGCCCGTTGTGGCGTCTCGAACATCCTCATAGTCGTCTAAGATCATTCCGACACTTGCAGCCTGCCCAATGCCGCGCAAAGTGACATGGTCGTCATATCCCTCGATAGTCGTTTCCGTCGTGAGCGTGACTTCTTCACCGAGTTCGAGATTCGATAGACTCAGTGTCGGCGCTTGCTCGAATCCGCCGAACGGCTTCGCTGTTCTCAGGATCGTCCCGGTACTTTTGAGTGTTGACGTAAACTCAAGAGACAAGTCAGGGATGTACACGACTGTTTTCGGCGTGATGCCAGTGTTGAGATGTGTCGGATATATGTTCGATAATGCCGTGAGATCGCGCAATATTAGACCTCTCTGAACTTGAATGTATACCGATTGTAGTTGACGTGTCGCTTCGATGGCGTGACCGAGGTCGAGAGTAGCTTGACTGCGTATGACACGCCGAATGAGTCTGTATAGTAAAATGTCCGAGCTGCCCAGCCGATTGTGGTCGAGATGAACGTTTTGAGACTTCCGACATACACGAGATCGCCGCTCGCTGGATCTGTCGTCGGCACGAGGCATGTGAACGTGTGCTCTGTCTTGTCATCGCCGAGAGACGTCTGCATGATCTCGCCTGACTGCGTTTCATCAGTAAGAACGTTTCCGATGACTGACTCGCCGTCGCTCATAAAGTCGCCGTAGGTAAATTCGAGAGTCGATGTGGCCGCCGCGACTGTCGGATATCTCCATTTTGGATTCGCCATTAAAGCACCTGAATCTTTCTATCGCTAATGACTCGTGACATGCGTTCTGCGAGAGCTGTGTCGTCCATCATTGCCATCTCGCTTCGATCTGTGCTTGTGAAGTTATTATTCACTTCGAGATTGCCGCCTCCGCCGCCTTCTTTCATAACACTGAGCAGCTTGTCGAAGAACGGAGAGCCGTAATTGTCAACGACATCAGATGGAAAATAAAACTCGCGCTTATGAGCTGGTCCAGCATAGTCGCTCGATGATCCGTCGCCAGTATACCCACCATCGCGAAACCCAAACGAACTCTTCAAGAAACTCAATGCGCCACCGCCGAAACCGCCTGCCGTAAATCCGAATGCTGCATTTCCGATACCTGCAAGCAATGCCCTTTGCGCCATGACCGCCGCCATGTCCTTGAAGTTCGACGCTATATCACTGAACGATGATCTCGACTTTCCAACGAGCTGATCGAACATGCTGCCCCACGTCGAAACGAACGACATGAGTCTATTTTCCATTTCCTCTGTTTGTCTCGCGTGAATTATGTCGATGTCCTGAGCGAGCTTCTGTTCAGCCGTCAGACGCAGCTCGTTATTCTCTTTCAGAAGGCCGAACTCTGTCTGGAAACGAGACTGAAGCAGCTCGATCTCGGCAGCGTATCTGTCGCTTGCGAGTATGAGCGACTGACTCGCCATTTCTGTTCTGAGAGCGAGGATCTTGTCTTGCTGCTTTTTGATGTCTTCTGGTGTGGGCCCGGCCTGCTCGCGTTCGTCGCTCAGAAGGCCTTTCTCTCTGCCAAACAAAGGCCTTTCTTGTTCTTGCTGTCTTAGTTTCTGTCTTTTGGCCTCGCCAACGAGGGCAGGCGACTCTTTTGTCCCGATAAATGGCAGGTCTTTTGTTTCAAATTGAGGCAACCCCTTGAGCCGTCCTACGTCAAATATGGCGAGGTTTCTTCTGTATTCCGCTAAGTCATTATTTAACAGTTCGAGCATAAGGCCGGTATTCTGTATCTTGCCTGCTGTGCCTGCCGATGCTTCTGACATTTCCTTAGCTTTTTTTGCCCCTTCCTGTAATGCTATTTCAAAGTCCAATTGCCTATTTGAAAATGGCCTCGGTGAGTCCTTCTTGAAGAGGTTCAATATATCACCGCGAGTGAGTTCAGCGAGAACGCTGCGTGCCGGAGCGCTCCTGAACTTCACACCAGTTTCGCCGGGGGGCGCTTGACTGAACAGGCCGAGTGCCCTTTTTTCTGGATCGATGCCTTTTTTTTCGAGGCTTCGTGCTGCCTTGACTCTTTCTGCGACTTTCTCCTGTCTCTTTACCATATCATCAGTAAGATCGCGTATTTCTTTCAGTGCGCCCTTGACGCCCTCGAACGGCCCGGTGTCCATGACAAGCCGTATCCACTCTTTCCAATTTGACTTTATCTCGGTATTAATGCCCTGATATGTGCCGCGAATCTTTTCGGCCTGTCCTGCAAAACGCTTATTCATTCCAGTGAGCAGTGCGTCAACGGCTTTCTGTCCGTCAATAGCGAGATCGCCGATGTTGCCGACTTCCTCGCCTGTAAGTTTGAGTTCTTCTTTTAGTATCTCATAAGCAGGAACGCCGCGCTCGGCAAGTTGCCGAAGTTCCTCGGCTGTTGCTTTGCCCTTTGTAAACATTTGACCGAGGGCGCGAGCGATGCCGTCCAATGTGTCAGCTCTTCCGCCGAGTGCCGACGCGGTGTCCACGAGGGTTGTCATGTCTTTGATGGCCGGTTTCAGCCCCATTGCGGACATCATCTGGAATGATTTAATCGCGCCCTGAGTAGACACCGGCATTTTCAAGGCCCACTTATTGAGCTTCTCAAACGTCTCTGGGCCTCTGCCTTTTGTGATTGTGTCGAGGGATATTTGAAGGACTTCAAAGCTTCCGGCAACTTCCAGAGTATATCTTGCTATCTGCAAGCCCTTGTATGCTGCGTAGCCTGCCGTAAGTGCAGGGAGTACCGTTTTCATCTGCTTTAGAAGAACATTCGTCTTTGCGAGAGACTTGTTCGATTTCTTTGTCTGTTTATCGAACTTGTTCAGCTCTGTGTCGATCTTCTTGATGCCTGTGACTGCGCCACGTTCATCGACGTCGATCTGTATTCTGATAGCCATGCTTCGCCTCGTTACATATTACGAGTTGAGATCATTCCGTGATGTAGTTCGAGAATCAAGTAAATGAACATTTCGTCGTCGTCGAGCTCGCACTCAGTATGCTCCATAACAAATTCGAGCATCGTGAGTTGTGGTATTCCGTTGAAATCGCATCCTGAGAGCTGAATCGTTTTGAAATATATCTCGACAGCCATCGTGAACTCAAAGTTCCAGTGAGGCGTTGGCATACGCTGTGTTTCGATGCATACGCCTGTCGGCTGCTGGCACTCAGGATAATACGCGCAGTTCATGCATTTGTTAGGCCGCCAACTCATCATAATCGCTTCAGTGACGCATTTGTCTATGTTGATCAGCTCCCTGGGGCGTCCTTCTTCTTCCGAGAGCCTGCCGCTTTTTTTGCTGTGTCCTCAGTCTTGCCATCCGGTTCGGTCTTGTCGGTAATCTTGTCAGGTTCGACTTCGACTGCCGGTATCACAATATCAAACACGTCGATCTCGTCAAACACTTCGCTATCATCGACGAGAGAGTCACGAACAGCAATCGAGAACGGGATCTTCAAGCCAGTATCGTCGTCAATCAGATTCTCCCAGCCGACAAGCGCACTTCGGAAGAGTTCAACCATCATTGTCGCCGAGTCGTCCTGTTGAGTGAGATACATTTCGATCCGTGCTTTTTTTCTCTTTGCTGCGTTGACTTCGAAAAAGAACTTCGTGCCGTCCTTCTCGATTGTGTGTTTTTCAGCCTGTTTTTTCTTGAAATTCATCGTGGTATCCTCAGCGTGGTGTGTGTGATTCGTTTATGCGTTTGCAACAGTGACGAGTGCCTCGACGTTCGCGGCACTTGCCATGTAAGTCTGGTTGTTTATGTTCTTATAGCAGTTGAAATCGGCAGCGAACGCGAGTGCGTTGAATCCTGCGACCTGCGGATCGGGAACTTTCGACGTGTGCATCTCAGGGAGCAGGATCGTGATTGCATCCGTCCCAGGGCCGTTCCATGTCAGGTCAGCCTGCATGATCGTGTGGCCTGTTGCAGCAGTCATTATCGCCGTGATTTCTGCCTCGCTGTTGTAGCGTGGCGCGACGATACCGAGAGTCACTTCGCGCTGTGTGTCACGGATCGGTTGGATCATGCCTGTGTCGCCTGATGCAAAGTCTATCTTCAGGTTGTTCTTGATCGCAAGCACGAACGACGAGATCGCGAGCGCGTCTCCTGCTGCGAGTGCATCGCCAGTGTCGCCGATCCTGAACGTCATCTGTGACATGAGAGCGACGCCAGAACTCACGAGACCCGGATCAGCCATGAAGACCACTGACTGCGTGACTCCGTTGAATACCCAGTCAGTCTCGATGTGGATTTTCGAGGTCTGTGCGTCACCGATGATTCTTAACTCTTCGATCATGCCGCCTGTGAACTGAAACCGCTTGATCGTTCTATCGATGACAATCGAGTATATTTTCGTCAGTTCTTCGGTGAGCGAGTAGACCTTCGGGGGACCTGCTGCGTAACCACCCATACCACCGAACAGCAGTTGATGCGCGTTGTCATAGTCAAACTCACAGACGACAGTGCCCCCGCCTTGTTCGAGATCCTTCGTTGACGCTTTCCTTGCTGCTCCTGCGCCGTCTTTCGCTTCGTTCATGAGAGGCTCAATGTCGTGAGTCAATGTCTCTGATACGAGCCTTAGCTGCTCTTCGGTACCTGTTGCGAGCGTGCCGTATGTAGTCTCTGGCACGATCTCCCCGGTTGCGTCAAATCCTTTTGCGTTAGACATGACCTGCTCCTTTTATGCGACTGTGTATGCTCTGTCAAATTTAGCTGACAATTTAAACGTCATGTGTTCGAGCTTCTTGTCCTCTGACTCTTCGACTGCGATCTCAGTGATCAGCAGCTCGTGAACGTATGCCCAAAGAGTAGCGGATCCCATGATCGCGTTTCGTATCGACTCGCGCCATGTTTCGATTGTGTCTGCTGCTGCTGCTTCGATTATGAAGTGGACCGCAGGCGTGAAGATCGACGTCGCCATTCTATTTGCGAGGCCCTCGATCTGCTCGTCGCCTGACTCGACAACTATGAGAGGATAGTTTGTGAAGTCCTTGAATTGAAGATCATGAAGCTGAAATATACGCTCTTTCGTGTGCGCTGTTGCTGAGTATGTGATCGCGAGCAGAGCGTCGAGTATGTTTTCTGTGGTCGTGTCAGCCATGATCGCCTCTATGGTTTTACAGTGACATTCCAGTTCAAAGAAAACTCTTTGCGCTGCTTGCTGTCTGTGCCGAGACCCATGACGCCCGTCGTCGCTCGTGAGAAGTCAGTCGTCTCGCCCGGGATCGGATTCTCGGATATATTATGCACTTGATCGTTATTATCGTGAGCTGCAATCGTCGTGCCGAGCTGTGCTCTCGATACAGTCACGTTCGGAGATGACACGATAGTTACCTTCAAGACTTCATCATCTATCAGGATGTAATCGCCAACGGTGAACAGTGCTGCTGTCGTGCTGCCGGCGCCGTCATCAGGAGCGAATGAGACCGGGTCCGTCACTGCGCTCATGGACGACGTGAGATATATAGCGTTGTATGCTTCTCTGTTATGGATGCCATGAACTGCGTCATATAGCGAACGGGCGAGGGACTCGGCTGTCGTGTAGATTTTATTCCTGATGACTGCCTGATAGCTTGATATGATGACGCCTGAGTGGACAGACATCTCGTCGTCCTCTGAGTATACGGTCACGCAGTCGTCAATTTTAGCAGGCTGGTTGCCATAGTATACATCAGTGAGACTAAGGCCCAGCGCCGCCATTATGAAGTATCGAACTCTATCAGCTCTCATGTACGTTTCTCCGCCTCGACTTTTAACGCCCTTATATACTTTAATTTGTTCTTATTTATTGCACGATGCAAGTATTTTCGCCCATGTTTGTTGCCTGAGCCATCGATCCAAAAGCCGTTCCTATGAAGAACTATGTCTCTCGAAACCTTGACGCCGCCGACTGTTTTCGTTCTTGTGCCCTTGATCATCATCGACTTTCTGTATGTCCAGTACTTTTTGCCAGTCCTCTTTGATGTCTTTTGGACCATGTCTGATCGTGGTCTCGCTTGATAGTGCGATTCGTGCATTCTGCGAGCGTATTCAGTGTCACCTGCTGACTGATCGATTAAGACGCCGTGCCCGACGCCCCTGTCTCTCACGAATCCCGAGATCGAATCAATGAGCGTTCCTTCTCTGACCGGCGCGTTCGCTTTTGTTTTGCGATCCAAGTCAAGTTGAATCCTCTTCGCAACACAAACGATGCCGATGTGTCTATTTTTGAATTGAGCTTGAATATCTTTACGCGCCGCGCTCAGGCCCGTGACTTTGAATGCTTCACTCATCAGACAGCCTCGTGCAATCAGCCTCGACGTGAGTGACTTTTGTGACGACTCGGATCGGCTGCGAATCGACGACGATATAGTTTTCCGAATCAATGACGACCTTGTCACCGACGCCGATGACGGTCGCTGGCGGGAGAAAAAACACAGCCTCAGTCATGACCGTCTTGCCGTCTGGCTTCTGCTTCTGTTTGCGCGTCTCTTCTTTGCGGCACTTAACCGACGAATACGACGGAGTCGCAGGCCAGCCGTCATCGCCATCGCCCTGAATCGTTGTCGTGTAGATATCACAGCTCTGTTTCATTAGGAATAGGATGCTCATTTTGTGGCCTTCTTTGTCATTTTGTCATATGCATCGGCGAGGCTTAGGAATAGATTCTGTAGTCCATAGCACTCCATTTCCTCACCTGGATTTCGTTCGTCAAGGTCTTTCAATACGTACTTCCATATATGATATAATTCATGGACAATCAGCGCATGAGATTCAATGAGACTTGATTTCTTGCTGACATTCATGCAGACAATGGCGATGTTCTTATCTTCTTTTTTTATTTGGAAAAAATGAGTAGTTGCGCCGTCGACCACCTTGCAATAATCAATATTGTCTTTTATTTTTAGCCGGTTCAATTCATTCTTGAATTGCTTCTCATTAACGCACAATCCTATATGCATACCCGTTATGAGCACTGTTCTGTCTATGTATTTAATCCGTTTGTTTTTCATTATGCCGCCTTCGCTTTCTGTGTTTTCTTCGTCCGGGTCCTTGTATCGTCTTTCGTGATCGGATATTTTTTGTTCATCTCTGCCGATGTTTTTCCGACGTCTCTCTTGTCGTACTCAGTGCCGCGCTTGATCTCTGCTGGTGACGAGAACTCTTCAAAGAACGCTGAGATCGAGTGTGTGCAATTCGGATGCAGCGGCGGTCGTTCAACGAGCATCGGATACTTGCCGCTATTGCCTGAGATCGAGAATATTTGATTCTCGTACTGAACGCAGAAATCGACCGCGCCCGTGTCGTTGTATATTACGAGATCGACATCGTTCGCGTTGAGTGTGTTCAGGACGCCTTCTGTGCGTGCTGCCCTTGACAGTGTTCTCGCGAGCATGTCAGCGTAGTCGTTCGCGTTCATGGTCACCTTGCCGACCACGATCAGACCCTTGTTCGCTTTTCGTTTCAGCTCTTCGAGTATTCTGACGCTCGTTGTCTGGCGTGAGGCCCCTTCGACGATGCCGCCTGCGATCTCTTCGGCGATCCTCTGTTTGTTGCCCTGATACTGCGCCCGACGGACATATCCAACGTATGTCCTATCGAGCGAGTCAGCCACCACGCTGAAATCCTGAATCGCGCCTTCGACTGCGACTGTTGCGGCGCTGCGGTGTAATGTGCCGTATGACACGTTTGCTGCGTTTCCACGTACCTTTTTGATTATAGGTATGTCTTGCAGTGCGCCGTTCTTGTACGCCTCTGGAATGAATACCTTCGCCCATGCTGACTGTTGCTTTCGCAAATGGTTAATGTGCTTGTTGATCTCAATGATCTTCGCAGCAGCTCGCGCCTTTGCGACTTTCGTGAAATCTTCACCGGCGATAACGCCATTCAAACGAGCGAGAGTCTTCGCATATATATCGACGATCTCAGATCGACCAGGGACATTTTTAATCGGATCAGCCAATTAACCAAACTCCAAATTAACTGTTCTCTGCTTCCACTTCGAAAGTGCTTGCTGTGCTTCCTGGGTAACAGTCGTAGCCCAGCCCTTGTTGTAAACTGACTTGAAACGACCTGTGTCCTGCTCTTCGACGCCTGAGTCAATGATGTCTCTCACTGCCTGCGACTCTTCGCCGCTCCTGATCAGGTACATCGCTTGCACTGTCGTCGCGGTCTTCACGTCGTCAGGGATGTACGTTTTCGTGTCAGTCGTTGGGAAATGTAGTGGCTGATAGCTTGTCGATGATTCGTCGCCCTGTTGCCCGATAGGTGTGCCTGCGAGAGACAGGGAGTCGATATTGCGAGTCGCCATAACGAACGATGCGTTCTTGTCAGCGTCACTCGCAGCGATCCATGTTGCTCTGTTGAGATATCCAAACGCGATGGCCTCTGCTTCTGCAAGCGTCACATATGAGTTAGCATCGCTCGCGCCTGCGGTTGCGATTATTTCAAGTGCCATGATTACTCCGTTACATACACGAGAAAGAACAGAGTCGCAAATATTGCAGCTCTATTTTTCATAATTATTTCTCCCACCAGAACAGCTTGATCACGCCACGAGCGTTCGGGATGATGTTATTTGTGAGCTTGACATTCATTTTCGAGTTGACGAAAAACGTCCACTCCGTGCCGTCCGGAGACTTCGGTGGCGTCCACTCTGTGAGCGTGGCGCTTCGATTCGCGAGCGTGGCACCCATGACATCGAGGCTGTCTGCGCTCTCGATAGTGATGTCATAATTCGCGGATGGATATCGACCGCTTGAGTCCTCGACCGCAGGGACTAATGACGAGTCAGGCATAGTGAGTGCTTGAAACAGAACGCCCTTGATCTTGCGCGATGACGTCCTGTTCGGGACATATCCGGTCGAATCTGCCGTCCATGTCCACGTCGTGATGCGATACCCGTCAGCCATGCGTTCTGTTGACTCAGTCCACGAACTCACTTGCGGCGCCGCTGCGAACGCAGACGCCACGAACAGAAGAAGCCCGAGAACTGCAATCATAATAAATATATTTATTCGTTTCATCTGATCATTCTCCTCAGACTTCGAGAGCTGCGTTTATTCGTAGTCAGGATCGTCGTCAGGATCGGAGTCCTGATCGTTGTTGTCAACGATGGCCTGTGCGATGTAATCTTTCGTTGCTGCTTTCGGCACCTCGATGTCACGTTTGACAGCAATCACAGTCAAGTCTTTCTTGTTCAGCTTCATGAGGCCTTCGATGGTCTCTTCGCCTTCTCCGACGACCTTGTAACCAAGCGCGACGAGCTGTTTTGCCTTCGCTTCATCGGTGACAACACATTCGCCGTTCTTGTCGAAACGAGCGATAACGTTTCCTGTCTTCGGCGCCCAGACGACGCCGCCGCCTTCGGGTCCGAGATTCGGAATGCAGGTGAATTTCTGTGATGTGTATTCTGACATTTCAGTCGATCCTTGTTCGAGTTTTTACTTAACGGCTGAGACCGCCTTGACGTATCTCAGCCGCCGGGAATGACAGCAAGCGTCCGGTCAGCGCCGCTGTCTCGCAAATAAGTAATCAAGATACGTGTATTGTGTCGATGAATCTCCAGCAGTCACCTCAAACAATGGCCTGAGGTTGATGCCGCGAGGCTGATTGGCTGATGTGGATGTCCGCCCCTTGTACACGTCATTAACGTACCAAGCCACAGATGAACCGTTCCAGCACAGCCGCAGATTGTACCATGTGTCATCGACAAGCGTGCCCAGAGACAACGAGTCGGCAGTACCGACCGATGTTTTCTGCTCAAGCCCATACAGGATCGCCGATTCGTCATGAGTCACAAACGTTATTTTATCGCCCGTGTCTGTGCCATTTGTCCCATTGATATGGAAGCCTCCAATTATACCCATCTGGGATACATCAGTTGTTTTGAACCGTACAGCGTATTCGAGCTGGACAGTCGCACTGTCAGCCCTTGCCGCGCCATTAAGTCGCCAGCCACTATTGACGGTCTTGATATTCATCGCCGATCCCTTGATGGCACGCAACGATATTTTCAGTATACCAGGAGCGTCGCCAGAATCGACAATGGCAGCAACGGCGCCACCGAGGCCTCGCACTGATGTAGTGTCGAGGTTCGACGTGTTTAGTCGGTAGAAATCATCGATATAGGTCGCGAAGTCACTCTGATCAATCACCCCGCGAGACTCTTTGATGATATTGCGTGTCTCAGGCGGGATACCCCGTCCGAGCGGCGTCCATACTTCCGCGCTCACATGCGGCGCAACGAAGCACACCACGAGGACGAAAAGAATGAACATTCTTGCGAGAAACTTATACATGATACTAACCTCCATTAACGCGTGAGAACAACAAGCGAGCGAGTGGTTCGCCTACTCGTCGTTGAGGCCAGTGATTGTGCCGTGAGCGAAGTACGGGCCATGATCCAGACCAATGTGGCCATAGAGCATACCCTTGACAGATGCGGAGTCACGCGCAAGCGGTTCATAGAAGATTCCGGGGTCATGACCCGGTACCTGCTGGAACACAGGCGAGCATACCGCAGCGTCAGCGAGTGTCAGTGTTGTCGTCGGCTGGTGAGGATCGAGCAGGATTCCGACTGTGCCCGCGAGATCGACGAGAATCTGATCGATTGCAACGCCACCGACTTTTCTGTCTGTAGGCGCGAATCCATACATCTGAGTGAGCATCTGTTTCTGGTAAGCGTTGACGATGAACACGGGATCTTGGAAGCGTGCGCCAGCAGCGTACATCGTTCTTAGTAGCTCGCGGATCATCGATGTCGTGAGATCAGCATCGCCAGCAGCGATTGTGTTCGATGCAGCAGCAGCAGCAGCAATTAGACCGCGCATCTGATTCGCTTCGTCGGAGTCTGTCGATATCGCGTATGTGCCCTGAAGCATGGCCCATTCCACATTGCGACCGATTTCAGCGATTTCCATCATGATCTTGTGATCAAGAAGGTCGTCGATTGTCATCGCTTCGCCTGCGGTTGCGACGCCACTAATGCGACCGCCTGTTGCCAGTGCAGCGTATGAAGCCTTCACGCCGTGATAATGGATCTCACAGACGTTCTTGTACTGCGCGAGACCCTTGTCATTGAACGACGGAGCTACATCGATGTCATCCTCGACAGTGGTCGTCTGGGCTGCTGCTGTGAGCGAATACTGATTCGCGACAGGAAACTCAAAGCTGTCTGTTTTCTTTCCGCCGCTCGTGAGTGAGCCGATCATTGAGAGAAAGGGTGTTTCTTTCGGAGACGCTGAGAACAGCTCGCCGATATATCCTAAATTCTCCCAATATGTGCCCGTGTCAGATGAAGCCATGATTAACCTCCAGTTGTTTCCTTATCAAGTTGAGCGTGAGGCCCTTGCCGGGACATCTTCGTTCTTTTCAGTCTGATGACATCCATGCCGCGGCCCTCTTTGCGTGCCTTCGTGATCTGCGCATCAATGTCGCCTGCGCCTTGATTTATCGTATGTTTTCCGAGTTTCGTGCCTGAGCCTCCAAGCGTTGTCCCCGGCTTCATGAGATGTAAGTTTTCTCCCATGAATGATTCGAACACTCCCTCGACAGTTTGAGCGCCGCCCTTGTCAGTGAGAACGGGAGTTCCGTCGTTCTTCGTGACCTTGACGTCATCGCCATCGATACTGAACTTATATGCGTTCTTGATCAGAGCGACTGCCTGATCAGGATTGACAGCCACATCAGAAAGAGATAGGATTTTCGTGTCGATCATGAGTTTCTCGACTCTGGATGTCAGCGCGTCGTTACCACCTGTCAGCTCTGTGAGCTTGGCTTCGTATGCAGCTTTCTCTTTTTCGAGCAGCTCTTCATACTTGCCCTTCGATAGCAACTCGTCCTTGTCCTTGTCATCCGCGAGTTTCTGTTTCTCTTTCATCTCTTTGTCGAGCGTGTCAGTGATCTCTTTTAGCAATTTGTCGGTCTCTTTGCGCTTGTCGCGCTCTGCTCCGAGATCGGCTCTCAGGCCCTTCGTGGCGTCTGCGACTGCTGTGTCTGTGATCACTTTCAACTCGGCTTCTGTTATTGGGAGTGCCATCGGATATCCTTCCGGTGAGAGGTACGCATCGATGTCGCTCGATGCCAGCGAATGATACATTAATCGACGGGAGTTCCGTCGTTGTTATTATCGTCATCGTCATCAGGCCTGCCGTCGTTGAACGCTTCCACGACTGGCTCTTCTGACTCGTCAATCTCTTCGAATATGATGTCCATGATATTTTGCGACACATCAGGGAGCGTCTCTTTGTAGATGTGCTTCAATATCTCTTTGCGGCCTGTCTCTGATGAGAAGCCGATTGTCTGTATACCAAGCACTGCCTCGATTGTCTCTGCGAGTTCTGTTGCCGAGAAGTTCTTCGGATATGCGGCCTCGTATCCTTCATTGCCGAGAACGTCCCAGCATGCAGCGATAGTCGACATACCCTCTTCGATAGATCCGGCGATCTTCGCAAGCCCCGCGAGAAACTGATTGACGCGCTGGAAGTCCCATGCCTTACTGATGCCGCTCTGAGGCACTGCCTTGCCTGTCTGATACTGCAAGCCTGCCGTCATGTACAACCGAATAATCAGAGCTTCAAGTTTGCGGTCGAACGATTCACCCTCTGCGCCTGTCGTCTGCACGTATCGAGTGATGCCATTCGTATCTACATTCTCAGTGAGTGCGTGAGCGTGTGAGAGAACAGTCGCCTCGTTATCGTCGCCGCCCTCTGATGGCAGAATTAAGATTCCAAACGTCGCATAAAACAGATTCGCGAAATCGAGACTGTCAATATTATAGTATGCCCTGTTGAGATCGGCGAGATCGAAAAACCACGATTCAGGCGTGAGTGCATTCTGATCGATGTCGTTCGTCACGATACGCATGACCGGCGTCTCTTTACACGGATGCTTACCACTCGCGACCAACTTCCATTCTGCTTCACCTTTCGCTTGTGCGTCATTACTATCATCTTCTTGATATCGCTGCCATACTTCATTATCCCAGTATGTGCGAGTCTTAATAGTCTGAGCTTCGTCATCATCGATGCTACTTACGAGATTCGTTGTCTCAATGATCAACCATTCATACTTGCCTTTCGAATTGAGCGACCAGTCGACGATGTTCTGTGGCAGGATTATACTCGCGTATGCTCTGAGGTCTTTGGCTTTCGCGTCTGCTTGGGAGACAACTTCTTCTTCTGCTGTCGGCTGATCAACGAGGATAGCGATTTCGCCCATGACCATTGAGAGAGACAGTGCATCCCGAACAAACCGATCCATCGAGCGGCCTTCTCTATCTGCATTATTGATCAGATCATCGAACTTCTCTGCCTTTGTGCGAACCGGGCCGTCTTTCGTGACATACTTGACATACTCATCGACGATCATGCGAGCAAGCGGCGTATACGGCGACATAGCGACTCTGTTCACGTAGTCAGCCGCAGCCTCGCGCTTGAATTTGAATAGCCCCGGGTAATAACCCGAGACACCCAGCTCTTTCGCGAGAGTCTCTGTCATTGTGAATTTACCTGACTGCCCAAGGCCGCCACGCCATGACGCGAGAAGAAAGTTCCAGAGATCCTGTTTCTCTTCGAATGTCGGATTGACTCTACCGCCTGCGTTCGAGACGACCTTGAACTCGACAGGCTCTTTCGGCTTCTTATCTGGCATTAGATTTCCTCTTTAATTTGCTGCGTATGACATCAGCACCTTGGTCGCAGGTAGCTCTGAATGTATTTCATATCGTTCAGCGTCTTTCGTGTGATCATGAGATTTAATCGGTGAGTCCTCGCCAATTTTCTGTTTCTTCGGGTCCCAAAGGTACGCAGTCGTTTCTTTCACGCAATTCGGGCACGTCTCTTTGCATATTTTATACCTGCCGAGTGACATGAGCGTCGCGACTGAGTTGATCCCGGCAGACACTTCGTTCCGGCCCTTGCGTACGTACTTCGTGAGAGATATCCCGCACGACGTCGACCGCAGCTCAGTGATTAGTGGCAGCGCAGATGGATCGACATATATCTTATATGGATCAGGTTGCTGAATGAGCTGTTTTCTCTTGTCGTATCTGCCTCCCATGAACTCAACCAGATCACGCTTATACTGAGATGTCGTCTTGCTGTGACCGGTCTTCTTGCTGTCGTGATAGTATTCCTCTCTATGCCAAAACGTAGGCGGTCTGTTTTTGTGATTCGTGATGCCTGATTTCATGAATACTGTCGGATTCGCAGTGCCGTAATCGATGCCGATCAAGTTCTTGTCAAATACCTTCGGAAGCTGATCTCTCGTGACGACGTGTCGATCCTCGCTGAACATGTCGTATATCGCGCCTTCTGCAAGGACCCACAGACCAAGAATGTTTCGCTGATACCACAAGCCTGAGTATGCGCCCCTGATAAATGTCTTGTACTCTTCTGATAGCGATGGATTGTCATCCAGCTCAAAGTGTAGAGCCTTGACCATGCCAGACTTCAGCTTGTCGATGTCTGTGATGTAATCAAGAAAGAGATAGTGATACGGGGAATCAGGATTCGTCGTGCCATACAACTTCGATCCTTCGACACTGAGGCGATTCAAGAGCTGCAAGAAGAAAGACTCAGGCATAGTCGTCAACTCGTCACACAGAGCGCCTGCGAGCGTCTTGCCACGTAGATACTCTTCGGACCCTTCGTCCTTCGCGCCGATGACTTTCATCTCTCGACCGAACACGACCAAGTCGCCTGATTGTCGATTGTAGCTGTAGTTCCTTTTTCCGACCGTGTCAAACATATCACGAAGAACATTATCGAATATTGTGCCTTTGCTCTTACCTGTGATAGCAAGCAGCCCTGGCGGTCCCTCTTTGATATATGTGAGCCACTTCGGGAGAACAGCAATCGTCTTGCCTGATCGGACTGAACCTTCAAGAACTGTGATCCTCGCGTCGTCCTTGATAGGCGTGTCGATGAATGCGATGGCTTTGCGCCCGAAGGTCTGCCATTCCATATCAGTCTCGCTTCGTGTTCTTAATGGCTGAGATAAGATCGTCGAGCTTGCCTGTATCGTTGTCGATAGTGCCGCGATCAGAATTATGCCAGCCAGCACAGTTCTTGAGATATACGACGATAGCCGCGACGCTCGGTAGAATGTGCTTGCGAGTGCGCTTCGATGAAACGAGCTTCTTCTTTCTTGGTGCATTCTCAACCTCAGTATATTCATACTCTTGCGTTACATCCGTGACAGTAAATCCCATTCCGAGTTTATATAGTGAGTCAACCATTCGATAGTTAGCAACGGCTTTATTCGTCTTTAAGGCGTGTTTGAATTGCGAATATTGCGCTTTATATTTATATAGCGAACGCTTGCTAATCCCGAGTCTTGTCCATATCTCTTCATCGCAGAGACCTTCTCTTGCCCACCATCCAATTTCTTCAAGCCGTGGCTCAACGAGAGTGTCGTAATGATTCGGTCTTCCTGCTCTTTTCTTCTTTGCTTTTCGCACATTCTATTTCCCTGAGAATCTTTTTGTATATGTGACGCTGTTGAGAGACCAAGGAGACGAGGCCTGTAATCTCTCAACTATGCGCCATCGGGTTAAACGATATATTAAAAATACATTAATTCCCTTAACTGTCAATTATAATATTTGCCTAATATCTTGTAGGCAACACATAACACTATAATATATTGACAGTTACGAACATTTTGCACACGTTGCCTACAGCTTGCCTACAGGTTTGCCTACAGTCTAAGTCTATTATATATATATATTTACTTAAATAGATTGTTAGTTGTAGGCAGTTTTTAACATTATACTTACATAGCGAGAGCCACTGTAATTCTTGATGATAATAACGGATATAAAATATCATAGTAAGTGTCTCTATTTTCGCGAAAATCCGCCTACAGCGCCTACAGCGCCCATAACGTGTTGCGCTACATATACATGATTGTAGGCAAACTTGTAGGCAGAGTGTAGGCAGTGTGTGCAAAACAGGCATAAAAGGCATGTTTTCGACGGTCTCTGGAGCGAAAAACATAAAATATAGCACTTTCGCTATTAGGTTATTTATTTGACTCGCCGCCATGCCACACGACGAATAATATTCGAAATATTGACTCGCGACACATGAAACACTCGGGCGAGATCGACATTTCGGACACCTTCGCGATGAAGTTCTCTGATCATTTTGACGTCTTTCTCAGTGAGTTTCGCGGATCGATGCTGCTCTACGTATTGCGTCATAGTCGTTTTCTTGGTTATGTGTTTTTAAGACATTTTCTGCGATATTTTGCAAATTGACAGCGCGATCCAGCATGCCGTGACAACATAGTGCTTGATAAGTTCTTCAGTCATGGTTCATCAACCTCCACGCGATTTAGGATTATAAGTACTATTACGATAGTGGGTATTTCAAACATGATCTCCCTCTTAGTCTCTGTGTAACAGCCAGTTTATGAAGCCCCAGAACTTCTTCCATGTGTAGTTGAGTAGGTCAAATAGTAAGGTTATCAGGCGTGCCATCGTCTTTCTCCTTTCCATGCTTTGCCTTCGGGTCGTTTTTGGCTTGGTCAACGAGTTCTTTCTTTGCCTGAATGTGGCATTATTCGCCTCCTGTGAATATAGCGCGAAATGGGATTGCTGTTGCGCGATACGTCTTGTCAAAAAATCGCTCCGACTTCTTCACTTCTGAGTTGTCGATCCGCTTCATCATGCGCCCGAAATTATTCACCCAGGGCGTGTCCTTCAGTATCCGCTTGATATGCTTGTGAGAGTCAGACACAATCAACGTCCTGTCATTCAGATTGCTCGTTTCTGAATCGACTGTCTTGATCCCGATCCTCATGAGCGCGAATCTCGCGACTGAGGACATATCAGTCTCTGATAGCAGCTCAACGACAGACGCCTCGATCCGATTATTATCGACAGTGTATACGAGCACATGCTGCAATATCTCATTGAGACATTTGTATTCGTCAGGCAGGTCTTCAATACTTGACTGAGCTTCCCAGTCTTGCTTCTCGACCCATTCGACGGCTGTCTCGCTGTCGATTGTTTTACTGCTCGATAATGAGTATGCGCCAGCAAGCAAAGCGCCGAATTGATCGCCGACCCGCGTATCATGAAACTTCTCGGCAATGACGCGCCCAAAAATCGCTGCATTCGAAAGTATTGTGGGTATCAACGAAAGCGTCCGTGACCGTATCGCAGACGTATATTCCGCCGATATGGTTGAATAGACTTTTGCCTTGATCTCTTCGAAGCGTTCAACGACATCATGAGGATGACACTTGACGAGCGACAGGACCGTGATACGGGACGCATCAGCCTTCATGTTGATATTGACGCCGATGCTCGACATTGCGAAGCATGAGCGCACTCGAAACGACATGGCCTGTCCTGACGTTGAGCCTTTAATGATCGGAGCGCCGGTCTCTGAACTGGCTTGTCGCATGAGTTCAATGATCGACTGAATGCGTTTCTGTGACTGAATATCTTCCCCCTCAGCTTCATCGAAAAGCACTGGAAAAGCGTTGATCCCGAGAGACTGCCTGATCCCTGCCTCGGTCGAGTTCGATTGCACGAAAAGCAGCATCGGGCCGAGCGTAGGCTTGACGACGTTGTCGATGACCCAAGTCTTGCCCGTGCCTGATGCGCCCGTGATCCAGATATGAGGTCGCCAGGACAGAGCGCCACATATCGGAGCAATCACACACCAACCGGCGAGCAATGGACCCGAGATCGACTTCTCCCAACTCATGAGCTTGCAAATTTCGAGCAGCTTGTGTGCGTCTGCTGTCGCGGCAGGCGTGATGTTCTCGTATTTGATACCGTTACCGACAGTGTATATGTAGTGAGAATCATACTTCTCAATTTCGACTTTCTTGTTCTTGATTACGAGCTTATTACCGAGATGCTGCACGATGTCCTCTTGAATAGGATTCGTGTCGTCTCGCCACACTCCTGACCCCCTGAGCCGTGAGTCATTGAAGTAACCGACCTTGTGCGACGTTTGAATCAGATAATTAGCAGCCGCGACCCAGTTCGTACCTTTATCGCCGCCGCCCGGAAATGTGCGCTCCCATTTTGAGATCGGAGCAAGCATGAGTAGAGAGCCGCGTTGATGATTCGGACCCGTGAGCCGTTCGATTTTCTTCGAGATATACGAATAATAATAATAAAATGTTTCGTCATATCCGAGAAGACGAAAAGGTAATTTGTTCGGTGACTCTGATTTGATCGGCTTATCGTCATCGTCTCTGAGATCGACATCGTCGAACGGCGTCTGTACCTCGACAGGCTCTTCGATATCTTCTGGCTGCTGCCCCGGTACCCACTCAGGACAGTGTTTCACGAGATCTATCAAGGCTTGCTTTGTGCCACCTGTTTCAATCCAGTTTGAAACGTCTTGCTTCGTCGCGAGGCCCGTGAGATGAAGAACTCTGACGTGCTGTGCAGTCCGACTCAGTTTGTCCGCGACAGTAGCCATGTGAGTCTTGCCGGGGACGTCGTTGTCAGGAATGAGAACGACTCGTGAACTTGCGAGCTGCAGAGTGAATGAGTCACGCCACTTTTTAACGCCGCCAGAGTTCGTCGTTGCGCTGAAGCCGAGCTTTTCGAGATTCAGCACGTCTTTTTCTCCCTCGACAATAAAAACTGTACGCCCGTTTGAAATGGCTTTCATTAATGATGCCAGTCGAAACAAAACAGGCTCGACCCCTGCAAGTTTCCATATCCAGCCACCTTTTCCGTCAGGTCGTCGTTGTCGAAAGTCTTTCGGCTCGAATCTCACGACCTGATAAACGAGATTATCGTCGATGTCTTCATAATCATACGTTGCCACGATCTTCTTTTTTGCAGGTTTCTCGTCGTTGAATAGATCAGTCACCTTGATGCCGAGAGCTGCGGTGATATCATCGAATGAGCAGCCTGCATGACAGTACAAGAGAGTTTTCCCGTCGCTGCCTATCGTAACAGAGAGCGATGATGTCTTGTCTTCGTGAGCAGGACATAGAGCGGTCCATCCTGTGCCGTTTTTCTTGACATTTTTAAGGCTCGAAAGTATGTTAGGCGTCATCGACACCTCTGTTCTTATCAAAGAATAAGTCACCTTGCGACCGCTCGTATTCTATGCGTTTATTAGCTATGTCGCAGTATTCCTCTGATAATTCCATGCCGATGAAGCGGCGGTTTGTCTTAACCAAATCGACGCACTTGTCCGGCAGTTCAGCCATGAGCTCGAGGCAGTCACCCTGCACGATCTTGTTGCCATACTTCTCTTGCCAGTCAGTCATACCTTCCCTCTCTTCGCTGTACACTCAGGACAAAAGTCTTGCCAGCCATTCATGCCTTTATTTTGAGATGTCCAGCCGATAGCAGCGAGATCGCGGCGAATGTCGATACTGGTCATGGTCTGCGTTGTTTTTTTGCGCCTC